ATTTTCCAGTTTTGTGGATATAAATCTTTTGTAATTTTATCATCTTTAAACCATTTTTTGGGTGCAAACACAACTTTATCAGGATTTTCATTAAGCCATGCACCCCACCAACCAAAAGATGAATTAGAAATTATATTATGTTCGCATTTTGTTTGAATGAAAAACTGTTCTAGGTAATTGTAATTCTCTAAAAAATAAAAATTAGTATATTGACCAAACATAGATTTGGCTTTTTCTATATTATTTGTTACAACAAAGTATGTTTTCTTATATCCAAAAAATCTTATAGCTTCTTTTAAATATTCGACATTTTCTTCTGGTTGATAATATATACTATATTGACCTGTTGGATCTGGATTTATGTTATTAACACTATATGCTCTTTTATTATCATAAAATCTTAATTGAATACAAACAGTGTTCTTATAATCTATAATATTTAAATCTCTAAAGGCTTTAGATGGTTTAAAATGTTTTTGTATTAAGTCTTTACAATGATCAAAATACTTTTCACTTTGAAAGTATCCAAATAAATCCATATTTGTTTTTATATTTGAATTATGTGTTGCTGGATATGTGGTTATTGATGAATAATGAAACTGTGGTTCTTGATATGATACAAATTTACCTTGAAGTTCACCTTCAGGTATTGGGTTTTCAAAATATTTTGAGTATTCTTCACGAGATATTAATCCTTTCCATAAAGGAAACAAATATTCGTCATTAGTTTTGACAGCATGACCGATAGTAGCAGCTATTTGAAATAAATGATTGCCAAATTCACCATGTCTACCCAATTGACTAAACGTAATCATTCATCCACCTCCAAGTTTTCATGTATTCTTCTAATTCTTGTTTATTCATTGCTTGGATTTTATGTATCTCGACACTATTGGCATCAAAAAATGGATTTTCTGCTCTTTCTGCTGATCTATGGAATAAATGAAAACAAATTGCTTCTGGTCTTGTATCTCTAAAATGTTTATGACCTAATATATCAATTCTTCTTAAGATTTCATTATCTTCGCAACCCCAACCAATAAAATTTTCGTTATAACCACCAATACTTAAGAATTTTTCCCTATTAAACATTACAAATCCACCTGTACCTAAATGTGTAGTATCAGTACATCTCACATGATATCCTTTATATGTATTAACTAATGGTAATTTTAAATTTCCATCTAATCCTGATAACAAATAATCATAGTCATAACTTGTTTTTATGAAATTATCATGTAATTCAAAATTAGTATCAATGAAATATCCGTTATAAGGCCATGCAACTGTTGCACCTTCTCTTAAAGCTTTAGCACAAGCTTTTATGGACTCAATAGGCACGATACAATCCGTGTCCATTGACACCACAACATCAGATTTAGCCATCTTCATGCCAATATTCAATGCTCTTGTCCTATAATAAGTTGAATCATTCTTTACAAAACTAAAAGATGTTGACCCTTTTATAAATGGGAATGTATCAAATGCTTTATTATGCTCTTTATCATCTTCTATAAAGATAAACTTTATATCGGTAAGATTTGTTGCAAGATAGTTAATTACTGTTTCCAGATTTTTAAGTCTGTCTGGACTATCATACCTAAGATGAGTTACGAAAGTTATCATAAATACTCTTTAATTTAGGTTTTATTTCAGAAATATCAACAGGTCTTATCATTGATGGAACAGTTTGATGTTTTTTATAAAAAACTTCTAATCCATCATGGACTCTTTTCATAAATTCTTCTTCATTTTTAGCCAAAGATGTGTTTGCTTTCTCTCCTTCTTGTTCTTTGATGTAGTTCTCGCTACCAGTTATGTCTGCAAACCACCAGAATGGCGTATAATTGTTGTTTTTAATGATTCTAAGTGTATGCTCTACATGTTCCCATGCATTATAAAAATCTTCGTCCATTAATCCTACTTCATTGAGAACAGAAGCATGGTAATATGTAAACATTGCTACTATATGTTCAAAAAGAGATATAGAAACATCATTTTTATAGTTTATAACCATTTTAGGGGTAGGTTCCCCTTTTTGTGATGCTTCTCCTCTTCTTGAAAGATCACCAATCATTGATTTATCTTGTTGTTTTCTATTCCAAGGACTTGCAGGACCAAAATTAAAATGTTTTAATCCTGTTTCTTTATATGCTTCAATATATTTGTTAAAAACATCTTGATTGATTATTGTACAATCATCTTCAAGGATAAAGATATGCTCACAATCACAATCTAAAAGATATTTAAGTGCTTTATTTTTTGCTACTGCTACACCTTCTCTACCTTTTGTTTTTATATAATGAGCATTACCATCTTCTGTAAAATCAATTAAATCTCTTGTTGATTTATTTCCATCATCAACCACAACACAACTAAAATCATAGTTGTCTTTGATTGATTTATAACATTCCTCAAAATAATTTGGTCTGTCACATGTTATTATACCAACTCCAATTTTATTTTTTTGCATAATTTTTTTGAATTTCCTCTAAACAACCCATTAAATTATCTTTAGATTCTGGTTTTGGATCATTTTGTGATGGTATATATTGATATTTTGTTAAAAAGTAAGCATAAGAAAGATTTACACTTTGATCCGCATCTGAAATTTCTTTGTGATTTGGTTTTGTAATTTTAGAACGAGTTTTATCAACACCATTTGCAACAATTGCATTGTATCCTGTTGGAGGAAATACTTTCTTTTCTCTCATTCTTAAAATGTAATCAAGAACATCAAGATCTTTAGTGTTAAAAAATCTTTCATCAAAAAATCCAACATTAGAAACAATACCATTAAATAAATAAATAAAATCTGAATTTAATTTATCAGATAATGTTAAAGTAAGATTGTTTTCATCATCTTCAATAGTAAGATTAGATGTTTCTGGACCAGAAAATGCCCAAATGCCGAATACTTCAGCCATTTTAATGGTTTTATTAAAAATATCAGGATCTTTAATGATTTGATTAGAGTTAATTAAAAAGAAATGTTTCAACCCTTTAATTCTAAAATTATGTAATGCCCAATTTCTTAATGTTGCAAATGGTACACCGTTTCCAAATCGTTTTCTTTCACAATCTGGTAATTTATTATTGGTATCAGATACTACAATTACGTTTTCGGTTCCTTCTGGAATTGAATCGTAACACAAGTTAAGGTCATCTTGACCATAAACATCAATAATTGCTATTCCTATTTTGTTTTTCATACTAAAGAATTATACATGTCTTTTATATATTCTACAACTTCTTTTTTATGTTCTATTTCAAGAGTTTTAATATATTCTTCTATGCTTTTAAGTAAATCAGATGTACCTATCTCTTTTTGTTCAGTTGTTTCAATTTTTGTTTTTTCCGCATCATGATCAACTCTTAACATTTTAGGGTTTAATAAAGAAATTTTATTAGTAAGTGATAATAATTTTTCCTGATCAATATTATCGTCTACAATTAGACTAACAAAATTATTTTTAATAATTTTTTCATCAAGATTATTGTTTTTTACATTAATTTTAAAGAATTTAGGAGATATATCATTTTTTATAAACTCAAAAGAGTTATCCTGTAAATCAAGTATGTAAATCCCTCTATCATCAAGGGTATCGCCAAAATTATGTTGATATGGACTGCCCAAATATATAATTTGTTTGTTATTTTCATATGTTCTGTGATCTTTTTTATGAAAATGTCCTGAAACTATGGTTGAAGCATAGTTAAAAAGATCTTTATAAGAAAACCCATGTTCGCACACTTTATATGTATTCATATAAAATGAACTAATCTCTAAATGTGCAAACATAACATCACATTTTGGTAAATCTTCAATTGTTGTTCCCCAAGGAACAAGACCTATTGTTTTTTCAAATTTAGTTTCTAGAATATGCGGAGTTTTATCAAAAACATGAATATTTTTCCATCCATCAAGTAACTTTAATGAATTTATGTCACTTGAATCTTTTTTAAAACAATCATGATTACCAGTTGATATATAAACTGCTTCAAAATCTTTAAAATAATCAAAAAACTCTTTTGCTATTGATAAAGTTTCAACTGAAATTTGACTACGATTATGAAAAATGTCGCCCGGAATAATAATTTCATCAATTGAGCGTTCACGATAAAGTTCGGATGCCCATTTAGCGAAATCTAATGCTGTTTTATGAAAAATAGGACTATCTTGACCTAAACCAAGATGTATATCGGAAAAACAACCTATTTTTCTGCTTTTAATTTTTGCCATTAGGAGATTATATCACTTTTTATGTTTTTAGCAATCAATAATCTCTGTCTCGTTCTTTCATTATACTGATATTATTGTTTTTTGACATGTTATTAAATTGTTCAGACATAAACATAATCTCTCTTTGATATTTTTCATGAGTTTCATGCATATGTTTTTCTTTTTTAATTCTATTTCTGAATGCATTAAAAGCTATTCTTGTAAAATACGAAAAAGGATTAGTTCCCTTTTCTCTATTATACTTTTGTGCGATTAAAGCTTTCATCATTCGTATCACACCATCACCAACCATTTCTTCTCGGTAAGAGTAATTAATAAAATTTGGTGCATAGCTTAATTTATGGGAAATTTTACTAACCATTTCCGCTAATTCATTAGACATTTTACCACTATCATAATATTTCATGATTTCTTCATCAAATTTTTTAGGTTCAACGTAGAATTTAGTTTTATCCGCAGCTTTTCTTCCTCTTTTTTTAGGTTTATCATCATCGATTACAACATTTTCAATTAGTTCTTCAATAATCTCTACTGGTAAAGTTTCATTTTCAGTTTCTAAATTGCCTTCTTCTACTAAATCAACATCATCGTCATTGATTTCCAATTCAACATCGGTATCATCTTTTGAATCATAATGATCATCCATTAATTCATTATCAATATCCTTATCAAATGGATTATCTAAATTATTATCTAAAAGTTTTTTTCTTTTATTAAATTTTTTTTGTTTCATGGTTGTATTTTTCATTTTCATAAAGTTTTATTCGTTCTTTTATATGCGTTTTGCCATATTTTGTGTTATCTGCAATATCAAAAATAGTAGCCATTGATTTTGTTGGATGTAATCGAAGTGCTCTTCCAATAGATTGCATAATTTTTATTTTAGCTTTACCAGCAGATGCAAAAATAATATTATGAAGATTTGGAATATTGATACCAGTACTGAATATTTTAGAAACAGCAACTGCTATTACATCACTTCTTTCTTCCATCAAGGATCTTATTTTTTCTCTTTCTTCTATTTCTGTTGATCCTTGTATAAAATAAATTGGTCTATCGTTTTTACATACTTGCTTTAGAGCGAGTTCAATATTTACACCGTGATCTATGCGATCAACCATAATAATTGTATTATTATTCAATTTAGATGCTAATTTTGCTATTATCTCATTTCGTCTTACGTTATGCATCAAATATTCAATTTCATTATTGTATGCTTCTGCTGGTCTAATTACATTTTTAGTAAAATTTGGTATATTGTCATGCTTAATGTCTAATATTATTATTTTAAAATTTGAAACATAATTTTTTTCTCTTAAGTCTTGTGTTTTTTCTTCGTAAACTATTGGACCTATCTTTCCTATAATATTCCATTGATCAATTAATGAGGGTGGCATAGTTCCTGTAAATCCAAACTTGTAACTGCAATTTACAAGTTGAAATATTTTATTAATTTCATTTCCACGCCTTAAACCATGCACCTCATCAACAAGTATAACATCAATATCATCTAAAATTGATAAATCAGTTTTATCGCTTAATAAAATTTGAGTTCCTGCAACAATAGTAGTGGCATCTGGATCAGGTATATTGTCACCCGACCATTTTGTAACATTATCCATGCCGTATTCTTGAAAATCCTTTGCTGTTTGAGTAACAAGTTGTAAAGATGGAACAATTACTAATGCTTTTGCGTTTGGTTTTCCTATAGATAGTCTTATACTTTCTATGATACCTGACATGATAAGGGTTTTACCACCAGCTGTTGGGATAACAACGACACCTCTACCTTTTTTGAGTGCAGCTTTAATTGATAAATCTTGGTGATCTCTATATGTTAAAGAATATTGTTTTATTGTAGGATTTTGAAATCCAACATTAATAGTTTTTTCTAAACTGCTATCAATCTTGTAAAATAATTGTTCAGATTCAAGGTATGCTTTAATATTATCAAATAAACCTACATCAAATCTACCAGATGGTGTAATTGCATATAAACGTGCAGGTGTAAACCTACCACCTCTACCATGTGCAGGATTTGCAATAGAAAATTTATTTCTTATTAAACTTAATGTGTTTACATCAGTAACAATTTCACCTTGCTTGTTATTTAATAAATTTAATTCGATCACGTTGTTTCCAACACCATTAATTTGGTGGCATTACCTATATCATAGGTAACAGAACTGAATATTTTTTCTACTTTTTCAAGATATTCAATAACAAGACCTATTTGTTTTAGGTCTTCATCAATCTTCCTTATTATTTCAGAAGATTCTACTTTTTTATTTAAAGCGGTTTGTGGAATACCTGTTGGAATTCCATCAGTTGTTAATTTAAATAAAACTTGTTCTTTTAATTCCTTTTTCTTTTTTTCTAAATTATTTTTTTCAATTTTAGAACTCATTAATCGTGCTACCCATTTATGTTTTATTGATGGAAGCATAAGTTGTTTCTCAAGAATATTAATTTGATCATATCTTGTATCTTCTTTTATTTCTTCAAAATATCTGTCGAATAATTCCATAAACTTTATAAGTATTCATTATAATATCATATGTTTATTAAATTTCAAACATTATTTAATACAATATTAGAAAATACCGTAGGTACTGCTGGTATTAATGGCATGTCTGGTGCTGGTAATACTGATTTTAGTGCTTTTAATGCACCAAATCCTAATTCCGCATATTCACCTGCTACATTTGATAAATCATCTATAAAAGGTGATTATGCTGCTAATAAATTATCTATAGCAATGACAGCTAAAAATAAAAAAAAGAAAAAACCAATTAAAAGAACTTTTCCAGAACTCGCAATAGCTAAAATACAAAGACGATAATGGATAATGGACATTGGATATTAAATGAAGGTGTAGAGATAACACCAGAAACATTTGGTTTTATATATGAAATAGCAAATACTATTACAAATAAAAAATATATTGGTAAAAAACAATGTCAAAGTAGAATTAAAAGAAAACCTTTAAAAGGTAAAACTAGAAATCGTATTGATTTTAAAGAATCTGATTGGAAATCATACACTAGTTCTTCAAATGATCTTAATGAAGAAATTAAAAAGTATGGTAAAGATAAGTTTGTATTTAGAATATTAAGAACTTGTGATTCTAAATGGGCTTTGGCTTACTTTGAAATCAAAGAACAGATAGATAATGACGTTTTATTCAGAGATGACTATCATAATGGCATAATAAATTGCAGAATTGGCAAAGCACCTAAAGCTGAACTAGAGAAATTTAAAGGTAAAGGGGTAATTATATAGATATGAGTCACTGTATTTATTGTAATTCCAC